CGCTGTTGTTGATGTTGTTGCATTAGTTGCATTAGTTGCATTAGTTGCAGTAGCAGCATTTCCACCAATTGATAATGAAGCCGCAGTTCCGGTTAATCCTGTTCCGGGGCCAGAAAATTGAGATGACGCCGTGATTGTCGTACCATTAATTGTTGCAAATGAAACATTTGTTCCTAGTTCAGCTGCATTTAATGCTAACAAAACTTCATGATACGAATAAGTTGATAATGCTGTGCCTGAGCTATTAACACCAACCAATAAGCCGTTATAGCCAGTAAGCGGCGGCATTTTTGAAAACGCTGCGGCAATTGAATTGTATTCGCTTCGCAATACGTTCGACGCACCAGCTGAACCTTGCGTTGGATTTCCGCTTGCTGTGTACCAATCTGTCATATTTTATCCTTTTATCTAAGCATTCTTTGTGGCGAATACTCAAGCAATGCGCCGTTAAAATTAATTGGGTAAAAATAGTTGCTGGATGATGAAATTTTAAGGGAAATATTCATCCCATCGCCTTCAATTGCAATTGATTTATTGGTTAATGCGGTGCCATCCCATGTCCAGCCGGTATCCCAATAAACGCCGCTATCGTATGAAATGCTTGTGGTATTAGCTGAATTAAAAAACGTGTCTGGCTGAGCATAATCTGGCTCAGCGTAATTTAAATCATAATCGACATTAAATTCAACATATCCTTGACCATACATTTCAAGCGAAATTCTTCGGTAACGCTTAAGCATCCGGTAGGATTTTGAATTATTAAATACAAGATTTAAATTAGCAGTAATAATAGCGCCATCAAAACTTGTGCCGCATTCCATTTGCATAACATACCCATTTGTCATCCCGGCAAACACAACATCATTGCCACCGCCATACACTTCTTGAGATACAGAACAAGTTACAACATCGGTTGACGGAAACAAGATCGGCATAAATGAGTTAACATTGGGGCCAAGCGTTGCGTACATAGCAGTTCCATCATTAAAAAATAATCTTAGCTGCTGTTTGTCGCGCAATATGTGCGAGTCTACAAATGAATTACGCTTGCTATCTAATACCGATTTAACACGCTGACTAATGGTGGCCTGTAAAAAGTTGCCAAAATTTAGTGTTGATTGAATATCGGATATTCCGCGATCATCATAAACAAATGCGTGACCACCTACTTTTTGCATTGAATAAGGCAATGCGCCAGCAGTATCGTTAAAGTTAATTAACTGCCATGTGGTTGCACTACTTCCATATAATACATAAGACCTATTTCGGCAATAAATACCTAATGCAGGTGATGTTTCGTTACCGGGCTGGCGCATAAATCCTGTAACACTATCGCCGCAACCAATTTCAGCAGCGCCACTAATTGCTTGCCAATTATATGGATCACCAATAGCGCTAAACTGAACTGAGCCATCAAATGAATAAAACAAATAACCTTGATGAACGGTTAAATGTGACGGCGTATCATTTGTATTGCCGGTATTAATTGGAACAAATGTTGTCCCATCAAACTCAAATCCTCGGTTTCTGCCATCAACGCCATACATTTTTGATGTGGTTGATAAGCCAGTAAAATTATCGGTTACGAACTCATAACGACCGTTTTGATTTGGAATGGTAATTGTATCTTGGCTTACAACATCGGCTTGCATGCCGCCAGTAAACGGCCCAACCGTAAATGGGCCATTGGTAATGGTTGCAAATATTAATCGGCCAGCAGCGTCATTAGCAGCAAATGTACCGCTTTCAATAGTAATAGCTTTTAATACAGCGGTTGTTGTGCCTTTTGTGATTGTTGCGCCAATCGCAGGAATGCCGCCAGCTATTTTTCCATGCTGATAATAAACTTCAAAGCCTAAACTAATTTGCGACCAGCCTGAGGATGTGTTTTTAAACATTCCCACGCCGCCAGCAACCAGATTGCGAAAAGCATAAACAATGCCTTTGTAGTACCAAACGCCTAATACGCTACCTGAACAAGCGCCATCGCCAACCTTTCCAATAAAGCCACGGTAACGCTCGCTTGCTAAATATTGATAATAAGCTGTTGTATCATCATAAACAGAACCAACAGCAACAGGCCCATTAACTGTAATTCCTGTATAAGTAATAAGTATTTCTGAAGCATTAAACACACCAGTAACAGCGGTTAAAACAAGCTGAGTTGGTGTAACAGCAAGTAAATATCCGGTGGCGCCCGATGTTGCGCCGGTAATAATTATATTAAGCGGAACCAAACCTGAGTTGCCTGTATAAGGCAAATAATAGAACAATGCTTCTGATGGTGATGATCTTCCATCAAATCGTTCATACCCCGTAACAGACACATAACCACCAAGAATATCTTCTTCAAAATTCACGCAATCGCGACAAAATCCTGAAGGAATTAAAATTTGGGGTGATGTGGTATCTAAACCGCCGCTAAACTGGATAAAATCAGCTTTATGCGGATTAATCGGCAGTTTATTAAGTTTCATGCTAACGCACCGCCACGAGTAATTGGCTCGGCCCAATCAGCCTCAAGTTTGCCTATTAATCGTCCGTATTGCTGCTGGGCATAAGTAAATAAAGCCGGTTCGCTAACATAAGCCGCATAACGCATTAGCGCGTTATAAACAATTACCATTTCATTGGTGTCAAAAATAGGAACCGAGTTATCATTAGCGAAAACATCCGGTATCTGATAATACTCACCACGAATAAAATATGGCACAGATGAATCGGGCTTTGGCCATACATAAACATCTTTTGACGGATCAGACGAAAACTCAATTGGTCTGCCAGTTTGATTTGAACTAGCACCGCGCAAACGGTTATCCCTAAATAAATCCCAGTCACGATTAGGAAGCCACAATTCATCGCTGAAATTAACTGTGTCGGTATAAATTCTTAAGCTATTACGCTTCCAATTTTTAACAGCACCACCAGATAAAGTTAATGCCGGCGATGTTCTTGGGTAAATGTTTTGCGCGGGAACTAATGCTAGCGTAAAGTTTTTGCGCAAAAAACGCCAATCATTTCGTTTATTCTGAATATCTTCATAAGCGGAATTAATCCAAGAAACTAACCTACCTAATTCACCAGTTTGACCAACAGTAGTTGTTGGGCCTGTGCCAGCTATGCCGCTTTCCATTCTAAGCTGCTGAACTAACTGTAGGTAGGTCATCATAAATTATGCGCTCATTAAAATATTTTCTAACCAACGACGCCCACGTTCGCCACTTGGATCGCTAATTACTGCAAACGGATAAGCCAATGCCGATGTTTTAACAATCTTAGTTGATCTGTTTCCGTTTGAATCAATAAATTCTGGAGTTTGCATTGTGTAAGGTTTTGCTCTTGCTAATGCCTCAACAAACATGCGCTTTACTTTTGTGGTTTTGCCGCGTTCAAAAAACTGAGCAACGCCATTTACATAAGTTTGAATAAATTGTTCAGCGTTAGGATTTGCGCTTTCGTGAACTTCAACTAAAAGTTCTTCGCGCATAAACCGTTCGCGTTCAATGCCTTCTTTAAAGGCTTCTTCATCAATGATTTCAAATTGTTCATCATCAAACATTGAGTCGGTTCGATCAATATGTCCAGTTGCAGGAATTTCTATTTCCTGTGTTGCAAAAGGCTGATCAATTTCGTTTGTACTAATGCTTCCTCTACGAGCCATTATCTATTCCTCTATAGTTAAAAAAATGGCGGCTATATTTCAAGCCGCCAAACCAATTAGAAACCAACTAATGGTCTTAATGGGTATGCTGTAATGTTATAAGCAGTTGTTACAATGCTTGTCGCATTCCAGTTGGTTGTACCAAAGGTAAATGTTGCAGTTGAAGAACCAGCAGGGTTTTTAACAGTAAAGTAACCTACTGGTGTCAACAGGTCTGGTAAATCAGGGAATTGCAGCGCACCAGAACCGCCGTTTTGACCAACGGAGTTTTCAGCACCTAACAATGCGCCGTTAACATCAATGTTAGCAATAGGGCCAACAACAGCAACTAAACCGATTGTTCCTGATACGTTCCAAGCTACTGGAGTATTTGCAACACCACTAACAGTCGCCAAGTTAGCCAATGCAAATACAACGATCGCACCCTGACCATAAGCAACAGTAGTTGTTGAGCCATTAACCAATGCAGGAAAAGTACCTGACATCAATACAGGCGCAGGAGTGCCAGTTGAAGCCAATGTTTTGCCATTATTGTCAACATACACTGGGGTCTTAGCGCCAGCAGTTAAGTTGGCATAGTAGCCGCCATTGGTTGCAGTTAAACCGCCTGTACCAGCAGTAACAGTTACCGCACCCGCAGTTGCAGTAATGCCGCCAGTCGGGAAGTTTAAATTCAACCCGTAAAAGTTATTTTTTTCAGCCATAATAAGTAACTCCTTTTATGGTAAGAATGTAGTGGTTGTAAGCTGTGTAGTGCCGGGAACATCAGGCCCATACGTTGCGCGGTTTGCAGAACCGAAAGCAGTTCCGGTAATTGCTGTACCGCCAGCAGTTGTAGCAATGGTGTCTAAACGAGTTAATAACGCCGCATAATTAGCTTGTAGCACAGCAATATCATATTGCGCAGCAGCTAATAAAGCGTCTAATTCAATACCATCGCGACGATGTGACAGCTTATTTGTTCTGTTATCGACAGACTCTTGAGGAGTCAATGCAGAAACTAAAGTAGGCATTTCAAATCTCCAATGTTAAGCACTTCCATGTGCATCAGTAATTAAAGCGCAGAAACGCCAGCTTCAAGAACTGCAATCCAGCCTTGGTTCAACACGCCGCATGTGTGCCAGAATTTAGCACCAATGTAGCCACGTTGACCGCCGGGATCGTTTTTGTCTTTTTGACCGGGTGGCAACCAGATAGGATCAACCGCAGCAGCGCCACGCAATTTAACTTGAGCAAAAGCAGATTTTGACAAGAAAATGAATGGGTAGATGTCAATGTTTGAACCACCAACAGATTGCAAACCAGTTGTACCAACAGAACCGCCGCCAGCCAAGATTGGTTGCAATTCTGGAGAAACAATAAATCTAATACGTTGCCATGTACCTAATTCATACTCACTGATTGGAGTACGAGTGCCGTAAGCCGCTACTTCACGAAAGCCCGGTAAACGACGAATATCGTATTCCGCATCAGTGTGAACATAACAGACGTAAGCCGCTTCAACAGGAGTTGTGCCAAAGTTTTGACTAGGTGACAAAATTTTGGTGATTTGTTTTGCGTGGTTAGCTTGTAATGAACGAGCTACTTTACTTACCCATCGCTCTTGAACTGGCAAGTTAACACCAGCGCGAGTAGTAACAGCAGAACCGCCAGACAAACCAGCATAAAATCTGTTTGTGCAGTTTTTCATTTGGCCGTAAATAGCCATCTCACGAACCAAGCCCATACGCTCACCAGTTTGCTCTTTCATAGCTTCTGGGATGTCATCTTCGTACAAGTCAAAATCTTTATCAGTCAAAGCGTATAACGCCATGTACTGGTT